GTGATACCTGCGAAGTTGTTCTGGTCAAGAAGGGCCAGACCGACTACGAAGGCGTGGACCAGGTAAAGGCTGCTGAGTCCAAGTACAAGCAGGCGGTCCGCCTTAACGGCGGTAAGACCGATCTTGCAGGGCTTGTGAAGCAACTCAAGACCATTGACCCTGAAGGGCAGAATTGATCATGACTGATCGGGACATCTCCGTATACCCGGAAGAGGCCCAGGCCTACATCCGGGAACTTCGCGATGAGGCGAAGGCGAATCGGCTCAAGGCTTCGGAATTCGAGGCCAAGGTAGCCGAGCGTGATGCTGTTGTCGGCCAGGCTAATTCCAAGCTGGACGAACTGAACCAGAAGATCGCGCAGGCCCAGGAGATCACCACCAAGTATTCTGCCCTCCAGGATGAGCACGCACAGACGACTGCTGCGTACGCCAATACCCAGCTCGAACTTGCCCGCATCAATGCGGCGCGGGAAGCAAAGCTGGACCTCAGTTTCGCGGATCGCCTCAAGGGTGACTCCCCGGATGCGCTAAAGGCTGACGCCGAAGCGTTCAAGCAGTCTCTCGGAAGCGCGGGCTCAGGCCCAGCTGTAGGAGACCGCACAAACGGTAACGGCGCGGCCGGTCCGATGGACGAGCATACCGCTCTCACCACGGCGATCGCCCGCCACTTCGCAGAATTGGATGGTGACTGATGGCTACCCTCACTTCGGGCAGTTTTGTCATTCCGCAGGCTGAAGCAGCTCCGCTTCTGACCCGCTCGCGCAAGGACTCGTTCGTCCTGCGCAACGCTACTCGCGTCACCGTAACCGGTGCCGGTGCCACGGTTCCCGTCTTCACGACGGACATCGATGGTGACTGGGTTGATGAGGCTGCTTCGAAGCCTGTCAACGACGCTGTGATCACCAACAAGCCGATGGCTATCCGCAAGTGGGCCACGATTGTGCCCGTTTCGGAAGAGTCGGTTACCGACCAGAACTCCATGAACCTCCTGGCCGAGGTTGTGGCCAACGCTCAGGGTGGTTTCGGGCGCGCGGTTGACCGCCTGGCCGTAACCGGTTCGGGTATCTCGGGTCAGTCGTACATCAACCAGACCACGAAGTCCGTAGCCCTGGGCACGGCTTCCACGGCTGATGGTGGACTCTGGACCGACCTGAACGAGGGACTCCGCCTCCTGGTTTCGGACACGGGAGAGGACACGCCTCGCGCGTGGACCGGATCCGCGTTCGATGCCGTGGTTGAGCCTGACTTCAACGAGGCCGTGGACCTGAACGGACGTCCTCTGTTCACGGACACCATGGTTGGCGAGACCGAGTCGATTCAGCGCTACGGTCGTCTCCTGGGCCGTCCTTCCGCTCTGCTGACCCAGATCCGTCAGGGTCAGACGGTCGGATGGGGTGGCGATTGGAGCCGCGTATTCTACGGCCTGATCGGTGACATTCGGGTTGACTACGACAACCGTGCCACGGTGAAGCGTGGTTCGACGGTGATTTCGGCCTTCCAGGACAACCTGGTCCTCGTACGTATCGAGGCCCGCGTAGGAATCCTGGTCGCCGACCCGGAGGACTTCGTGAAGTTCACCAGTGCTTCGGTTCCTAGCTGATCCTAAGGAGTAGCAATGCAGGTACGTGCCAAGGGCGGGACTCTGGTCACTGGCCCCATTGAGGTCATGATGCGGATGATCGCTCAGGGCGCGAAGCCTGCGCAACTCCGAACCAAGCATGTTGCACCCCGCCAGAACCTAGGTCGTCCGGCCCGGGTTCTGGCGGTTGTGCACGGCTGGATGCCGTACCTCGCAGCTGGTTCTGAGCGCATGATGCAACACATGTTGGACGCGCTCCCGCGCGAGGAGTTTGAAGTCACGGTGCTTTCCCTGGGGCATTCCGATGACAGGCACCGCCAGGTTCCATACACGTACCAGGGCCTCCCGGTCCACGTCGGCTATAAGCCGCCGGTCGAGCCGGACATCATCATCACGCACCACGGGCCGAGTGCCCGGGTAGTTCAGGCCATTGCCCAGGATTATCCTGAGGCGAGGGTTGTCGCCGTGTACCACAACGAGCGGTACGACATCCCCGATATTCAGGCCTTGAATGCTGAGCTTCAGGTGTTCAATACGTTTTGGGTTGGGCACAGCCTGTTCATGCCGGGCGCCGCAGGGTTCATCCCTGGTCCTGGTCATATCGTCGTACACCCGCCGCTGGAATTCGATCGTCACTCTGTCGACGAGACCGGGTCAGCTGTGACTCTGGTAAATCTCCAGGAGAACAAGGGCGTGCACGTATTCCAGGAGTTGGCTCGCAGGATGCCCGATGTTCGATTTCTGGGCGTCGAGGGCACGCACGGGCAGCAGGAACGACCCAAGATTCCGAACATCGAATACATGCCTGTGACCCAGGACATGCGCGACGTGTGGCGAAAGTCCCGTGTCGTGCTTATGCCTTCGGGCTACGAATCGTACGGCATGGTTGCCGCTGAGGCGCAGGTGAACGGGATCCCGGTGATCGCGAACCCGACTCTGGGTCTGGTTGAGTGCCTGGGCGATGCTGGGATCTACATCCCACGCGAGAACATCGATGACTACGAACGTACGCTGAGGCTCCTCCTGGAGGACCGGAAGTACTACCAGGAACGCTCCGACATGGCGCGTCTCCGGGGCGTAGAACTCGCAGATCGGACAGAGCGGGAACTTGCCCGTTTCGTAGACGAAATGAGGGGGCTCGCATGAGTCTAGCGACTGCTGCCGATGTCGCGGTCCGTCTGGGCCGTGCGCTGAACAGCCTCGAAGAGGACCAGGTAACCGCGTACCTTGCCGATGCCGAGTCCGCCATTCTGGCCAAGCTTCCCGACGCCGTAACCAAGGCTGGAACGGATGCTAACTACGAGCAGAACCTGAAGTCCGTGGAGATCTCGGTAGCGCTCCGCGCGGCCAGGATCACGGACGCGGTTCAGGCTGCGTATCCGGGTACCGAGGATTGGTCGACGCACCCGGGGTATTCCCGCGCGAACGTGACCGTCCTCGATTCGGAGTGGCGCAAGCTAGGACTGACCTGGTACACGTCTTTCCAGCTCGGGGCCGGAAATCCGGGCACGCTCCCCCCAGGCTACTTCCCGGACATGCATCCGGAAGATGGCCCTTGGTGGCTCATCGGGGAGGACTGATGGAAAAGATCAGGCTGTACAAGGGGCTGGAACGAACGATCGCGCATTCGGACGAGGTTGAATCGATCCTGGGTGACGCGGCGTTCCTTATTCTGATTCGAGCTCGGGCTAACCTGGCCAGGCACCACAAAACCGGTTCCCACAAGGTGATCCAGGAAAAGGGTCGAGTCGACCACTTCGTGACACTGGAAGGGCCTTCGTCCCTGGCAGTTGAGAACGGTTGGCATACGAAGGGCGGAAACTTTGTGCGCGGCCTGAACATCCTCAAGGGGGCGATCCTGTGACCCTCATTGACCCGGTTCAGGTCACCGTGGACGCACTGAAGGCCAAGGGTTGGGATGTCCACCCCGAGGACGAGTCAGAGGCCGCTAACATCTCGAAGAGCGCCCTGGCTTCGGCCGCGTATGTCTGGGTTGAGGAGATGCCTTCCGGGCAGACTCCGCACATCAGGTACTCGGATCGGCCCACCGTCCAGATCGTGGTGTACTCGAACGTAGGAATTCTCGAAGCCACCAGGCTCGGGCGCAAGATCTCGACGGATCTTATGGACTCGGTAGGGGCTGTGTTCCCGTCCGGGGGACTCCATCGTGTGCTCACACTAATTCGTCCGGGTAGGCAGGATCTGCCTGGACTCCCTCCGGGCGTCGGACGAGCCGTAGCCCAGTACGAACTAGTCCTTTCGACCGTAGAGAAGTGGGTTTGATCATGACTCTGAACGACAATGGATACTTCCTCGTATCCCGCACCGTCCTGTACACGGCTGCCGTAGATACTGCTGCCCCTGCTCCGGCATCCCTGGATTCGCCAGGAGTGGCTTGGACCATTCTGGGCCACATCGGCGATGAGACCGCCCAGGGTAACGTGGCGTTCACCCGCGATGGCGGGGATGTGACCACCAAGGGTTCCATCACCAAGAAGGCTATCCGTCAGGTTGTTGAGCCTGTGGATACCGGATTCGATGTGGATGTCTCGCAGTTCACGCGCGAGGTAATGGCCCTGTACGTCGGAACCACGGGCGGATCCACCACGGGTGTATTCGCGGTCGAGGGCGCATCCGATGGCGTAGCCACGGAGACCGCAGCTCTCGTTGTCTGGGAGGACGGCACCAAGCGTGTCGGCCTGTACGCGCCTCGCGTGTCCTGGACCGGACGAGACAACATCACGACCGATTCCATCGAAGACGCAATCGTGATTCCGCTTCACGCTGCGTTCCTGGATTCGGCAACGGTGGTTGGCCCTACGGGCAAGCCGCTACGTTACGACTGGATCTCGCCTACGCTCATGCCGCTGAGCTGATCCAGAACCACTAGCCGCCCGGGGCTCTAGACGGAGTCATGGCCGTGTAGAGCCCCGGGTTTTCCATGATGGTACAAGGAGAAAATGACATGACCGCAATTGCTGAACTCCGCAAGAAGGCTGCTGAGAAGTTCGACGGATACGTACTCGACTTCGAAAACGGAGACGTGGTACGCCTGAAGAGTCTGCTCGCGCTGGACGAGAAGGAGTTCCAGAAGTTTCAGGCCTCGCAGAAGGCTCTGACCGAGATGGACGACAAGGAGGACACGGAGCTTGACGACGTCCGTGCCCAGTTCGTCGACTGCCTCGTGTCTGTGTCCGATGACAAGCGTCGGGCCCGCAAGAACTTGACCGGTGAGTCGATCGCATTCCTCATGGTCGTATTCGAAGAGTACGCCGGAATGCTGAACGATGCCGCAAAAAGCGAAGGCGCTGAGTGATCTCCTAGCCGAATTTGAGGGGCCGTTGACGGCCGACTTCCAGAGGGTCTATGGACTCAGGCTGGAAGAGGCCGTCAAGCTCCGATCTTGGGATGAGCTTCTGAGCCTGATCAACTGGCTTCCCCCGGGCAGTGCTCTGCATTCGGCTCGCGAGGGCAAGCCGGGCCTGTTCACGTGGACCCCGGCCGAGGACTTGCTTCTCAGCATCGCGAACCTGGTCATGCACAACACGTACGCAACGATCCAGGTTCAGTCCCCTAAGAAGATCAAGCCTCCGAAGACTATTCCAGGACCGCGCGGTGACTCGAAGTCCAGCGGTGACAGGCAGGACGCTAACGCAATCGCGCGCGGGCTCCTGAACGCCCAGGAAGGGTGACCGATGGCAATCGTAGGTGTTGCGTCCGTACGCATCAAGCCTGACCTAACCGAGTTCCGAAAGGAACTGAACGCGGGACTCAAGGCTATCAAGGCTGAGGTTCGGGTAGCGGTTCACGCGGATACCAAGCCTGCGCAGGCCGAGATCGCGGCTTTCCGTAAGAGGAACGACGGCAAGGATCTCACCCAGAACCTGGTCGTCAAGACGAACAACATCGAGTCGAAGCTCAAGAGTCTGGCTAAGAACGTAGACTTCAAGAGCGCGTTCGATCACCTGAACAACGGCCTCACAACGGCCACCTCGAAGATGCTCACGTTCGCCAAGGCAGGAGCGGCTTTCACGGTTGTGCAGTCCGCTGCATCGACCCTGGGGCCGCTCCTGGCCCAGGCTGCTGGCGCCGCTGCTCTGATTCCTGCGGCCCTGCTCGCGGGCGCGGGTGCAATGATCACACTCAAGCTGGGTGCTGATGGAATCAAGAAGGCATTCGAGGGGCTCAAGCCCACGCTGGACACCCTGAAGTCTCAGGTGTCGGCCTCGTTCGAGTCCTCGCTTCTGCCCGCTGTGAATAACCTGAAGGCCGTTCTTCCAGGTCTTCGTGTTGGCTTCTCGTCCATCGCTACCGCGATGGGCGGCGTGGTTACGCATATCTCGGAAATGCTGAAGACCGGTCAGAAGACCGAACAGCTGAATTCCATCTTCATCGTTACCTCTCAGGTAATCCAGAACATCGGGAAGGCGATCGCGCCTTTCCTGTCCGGGCTCATCAACATTGGTGAGATCGGAATCCCAATCGTCAAGCAGTTGACATCGGGTATCGGCGCTGCTGCCGAGAAGTTCAACGCCTGGACCGCATCAGCGTCCGGTGGCGAGGCTATCGGTAAGACGATCGAGGCTGCAATCTCGGCGTTCAAGCAGCTGTTTCAGATCCTCCAGCAGGTAGTTGGAATCGTCACCAACGTATTCACGGGGCTGTCCTCGGGCGCTGGTGGCCTGACCGGGACTCTGCTCCCTGCTCTGACTTCCATCAACAAGGCTCTCGGATCTGAGGGCATGCAGAAGGCTCTAGGCGGAATCGGGAGTGCGCTGGCGACCGTGGGAACGGCTGTTGGCCAGACCCTGGGCCCTGTGGTCCAGACCGTGCTTCCGCTGCTGGCGCAGGCACTCCAGGCCGCAGCGCCGGGTGTCTCAGCTCTGGTTCAGGGTCTGGGTGAGCTCATCAAGGGTATCGCGCCCGCGCTCCCCGCCGTGGGTCAGCTGGCATCTGTTCTTGGTTCCGGGCTCGGGCAGGTAGCCGCAGCTCTCGGCCCTGTGCTCGGGGACCTCGCTAAGGTCCTGGCCGATACGCTGGCTGAGGCCATTCCTCCGCTGATTCCGATCATCGTTCAGCTGGTCCAGATTCTCGGCAAGATCCTCAGTGCCGTGGTTCCTTTGGTCGCGCCTCTGGTTGAGCTTGCAGCCGCAGCGCTTCAGCCGATCCTGGACATCATTAAGGCTCTGCTACCGCCGTTCATCACGCTGATCAACTCGGTGCTGATGGCGATCAAGCCTTTGATTCCGCCGCTGAGTGCTGCGTTCGAACAGCTGGGCCAGGCTATGGCGCCTCTAGCGGGCGCTATCGGGGCTGCCATCGTGCAGATCTTCCAGGCCCTGCTTCCGGTTCTCGGACCTCTGATCCAGGTTGTTATCTCTCTGGTTCAGGCGTTCCTGCCGCTCATCCCGGTGATCACTTCGACCATCCAGATCGTAACTCCGATCATCGCGCTATTCGCCCAGATCGCTGCTGCGCTCCTGTCGTTCCAGCTTCAGGCACTTAAGCCCCTGATCGACCTGTTCGGTAAGGGTGCGAAGCTCATCGGCGATGCTATGACGGCGGTCAATACCACGATCGCCGGAACGGTGACCACGGTAACAGGACTGTTCTCGGGTCTGGTTTCCCGGATCTCCAGCGCTTGGTCCAGCATCACGGGCAACATCAGTGGCGCAGTGGCTAACGCAAAGAACGCAATCTCGACCGGCTTCAACGCGGCTGTAGATTTCGTTCGCGGTATCCCGGGCCGTATCATCGGCGCTCTAGGCGATTTCGGCAGCATGCTCTTCCGGGCGGGTAGCTCTATCATTCAGGGTCTGATCGACGGTATCAAGTCGAAGATCGGTGCTGTGACCGGGGCTATCGGTAACGTCATGCAGGCTGCCCGTAACCTTCTGCCTTTCTCTCCAGCCAAGGAGGGCCCATTCTCGGGTAAGGGTTGGTCGATGTACTCAGGCCAGTCCATCTCTGAGGATCTGGCCAAGGGTATCGCCAGCAAGGGTGGTCTAGTGGTAGACGCTATGACCGAGACCATGAACGCCGTAAGCGGCGTCGTGGCAAACCCCGAGTTCGGGTCAGCTCTGAACTCCACGGTGAACAGCGCTGTATCGGCCCAGGCCGACTTCGCCTCCAACCCGATTACCGTTGTGGTCGAGGGCGACGAAAAGGGCATGGCCGGATTCATTGATGCGCGTGTCGAAGAGGGTAACCGAACCACTCGTCGTTTCGTTCAGGCTCGGAAGGGGGCTGCTAAGTAATGGCTCTCTCAGTATCGGCCCTGTACAACGATGACCTGGGCCGTGTTCAGATCTCCTTTACGGGGGCTAATACGGACGCGGATTACGCAAAGGTCGAATGGTCCAAGGACCAGATCACCTGGACGACCATCCGGGGCGGAGACGTTGTTCCCGTCTCGGGTGGCTCCGGGCACGTAGACCATTACGATGGGTACATCTTCGGGGTTGTGAACTACTACCGTGTAACAGCGGTCGATAGCGCGACCCCAAGCGTGTTCGGCACCGGTTCCTTCGCCACGGGCAACAACGCGACCCTGGTTCCCGGTCTCCCGGCCGGATCCATTCCCACGGGCGCCAAGCTCCTTCTGTTCGTGACGCACGCTAACCCTGCGGCCACGATCGGAACTCCGGCCACGTGGACCCGGCTCACGGGAGGTGGCACGAACCAGGCCATCTTCTATCGGGACTACGCCGCCGGTGTCACGGCCCCGTCTGTGACTTTCGCTGGCGGTTCTGCCGGTGATTCATGCTCGGCTCAGATTCGAGCTTTCCTGAACGTTCAGGATCCCGTTCACCTGGCGTACCAGGCCAATGCTTCGGCTCAGAACGTGGACTACCCCACGGCTACGATTCCGGCGGGTCAGAACGCGCTGGGAATCATGCACCTGTGGAAGGCTTCGGTGTTCTCGGGTGTAACCGCAGTGCCTGTCCAGTACGTCGGTGCCGGAGCCGGTGGCGGTAATAACACCGCCGGGTCTAACGACGAATCCCAGCTCCACTACTACACGAACACGAACCCAGGCACGATCACCACGGGCACGGTTATGTACACGGGTGGCGTGGCCGATGTGTCCAAGGCCCGAGTTGTGTACGTCGCGCAGCGAACGTCCACGGACCAGGCTACGACCTCGTACACACCTGTGTTCCCGAACCCGAATTCGAAGCCGTACTGGCTGATGAATCCGTCTCGTCCCGGGCAGAACATCCGGGTAGAGATCACCGGGTTTTCGGAGATCAACCAGGGTGGGCGTACCGGGATCTTCGAGATCGTCGGGCGTTCCGCGCCCGTCATCGTCTCGGACATCATGGAATCGAACTCATTCGAGTTCACGATTGATGCGGCCACGAAGACAGAGGCCAAGGAGATCGCGGCGCGTATCGCGCTCGGGGATCCTATGTACCTTCTGGTTCCGGACCCGAACGCGGACATCGACACGCTGTACTTCACGGCCACAAGCCTGAAGCGAGCCGTTGATACTCCGGGCGGTTCCTGGTCTGTGACCGTGTCTGTACGCCAGGTCTCGCAGCCTGCACCGGCTGTGTATGGATCCACGTACATCTGGTCCGATGTTCCCACGAACTACGCTACGTGGACCGATGTTCTGGCCGGAGTGGCTACCTGGTCCAACCTGGTCGATAAGGTATCGAACTCTGTCATCATTGTTCCGTAAGGAGTTGACGTGAGGCCCGTAACTGATTCGTTCCTGAACACGGTTCGGGGCCCGCACAAAGCGGTATTCCGTGCTCGGCTGGTGGCACCTTGGGCAACCGGGGTCAATCCGGCCGGGGCGGGTGCCCCGATTCCTATCGTCAAGGGCGAAGCAACATTCGATGTTAACTCGGATGTCAACGGCACGATGGATTTGACCATCTCATCCGCCTTCGAGAACATCGACGCGTACTCGGATGAGATCTACCTAGAGCGCGGCGTGATGTACGCGAACGGAACCGCCGAGTATGTGGGCCTGGGTTACTACCGGGTCAACACGGTGGAAGACGACTTCATCGAAGACAGCAAGTTCGATGAGCCCGTAATCCGAATTACGGGTGAAGATCGAATGGCTAACCTTCGAGACGCTCGGGTTACCTCGCCTATCCAGTTCACGGCTTCTACTTCCGTGGCATCTGTTCTGGACTTCCTGGTCCAGGACGTCATGCCCACGGTGGTCACGGTCTATGACACCGTGAATTGGCCTGGAGGAACCGCAGCTGCGACCACGCTGGGATCTGATCATTTCGTGGATCAGGACCGCCTTGCGTTCATCCAGGAGCTTGTAGCCGCGTACGGGAAGATCTGCTATTTCGACTACGCTGGACGTTTCGTGGTGAAGGATGCACCTTCAACCACGGGTGTCCCCGTGTTCAACATCAACTCCGGTGCGTACGGAGTCCTGGTTCACGCTTCCCGGTCCGTTTCCAGGGACGGCGTGTACAACGCCGTTGTAGCTTCGGGTGAGGCTGCGGACGCGAATGTGCCCCCGGTCTACTCGATCGCCACGGACGTGGATCCGGCATCCCCGACGTTTTACGGTGGGCCGTTCGGCAAGGTCCCGAGGTTCTTTCAGTCCTCGTTCCTGACCACCGTAGAGCAGTGCAACTCGACCGCTCAGAAGCTCCTAGCGGCCGGGCACGGCCTCCCGTACTCGGTCACCCTGGGCATGGTCCCCAACCCCGCTCTGGAGGCTTGGGACGTGGTTTCGGTGACGTACGCAGAGGGCACCGTCGAGGTCCACATCATCGACCAGATCACGTACTCAATGTCGGTGGACGATGAGATGTCCGTTCAAACTCGCAAGCAGTACCTGAACTGAGGGGCTTGAATGGCTACCGCGTTTGAGATTGCCGACCTTCTGACCCAGGGGCTCCAGGGCCCCACGGGGTCGGATGATTCGGGTTGGCACGTAGGTAAGATCATCACGTGGTCATCGTCCACGGGATTGAACTCCGTACAGATCCAGGGATCTGTTCTGACCAACCTGAAGGCGCTCACGCCTTCTATCGGAACTGAGTATGCGCCGGGTCAGACGGTTCTGGTGGTACGCAAGCAGACCCAGTACTTCATTCTGGGCCCTGTGACCACACCTGGGGCCGCTGGCTCCTCGCCTCCTACCCAGATCGACAGCACCGGAGGTTCCCTCACCGGAACCGCTGGCGTGTGGCGTGACTTGGACGCGGGGGCGGGTGTCAGTCCCTCGTTCAACGTGAAGCTTGCCCCGTACCAGCGATGCATGTTCATGTTCGGGGCCGCTAACGTAAACCTGTTCGGATGCATGGTCGAGGGCGGTCTGGTCATCACCAGCCCTGGAGGGGTCAATAAGCTTGCCACCCCTGGAACGGTGAACGGAGTTAGCTGGTTCGCCGCCAA